TCTTCGTCAATGTGCAAATTGTGTCCGAGCAAATACTGATACAAGTCTTCTATGTTTTTGCTTTCTGCTTTTTTCTTTGCTTGTGTAATGCTAAATGTCAAATCTGGATCATACGGATTGAAGAAATTAACATCACCATCATCATATTTGCGAACGAGTCTAGCATTAATTTCATCTGCTACCTCTTGCGTTATATCTAGCTTGATGCCTTCTTTGGTATCTGCAATAGTGTCATAGCTACGCTTGAACGCTTGCAGTACTTGGCGTTCACTGTACCAGCGACGTAGCAGACTTGGGATTACGCCCTCAATATCATTACGAAATATAGTTCCGTTCGCTGATATGCTCCAGTCATTGCCGCCGTCAAAGATAAGCTGACGCAACTCTGCACCTGTTATCTCTAGTGTCGAGCCGTCTTCTAAATCTAACTTTCGTCGTGTGACATTATCGTTATTGAGAAAGTCTTCCATCTCAATTGTGTTGAATCTATCATTCCACCAACCAGAAAAAGAATGAGATTTTGCCGCTGCAAGATGCGCGTAAATCTCTCTGTCAGTTTGATCTGTTCGTAGTTGCCCCACAATAGTTTCTGGACTCATGTTTAAACAACGAATCACAGACGGATACAGTGAGCTTAAGTCACTACTACCGATCCAGCGATGTAATCCTTTCTTCGGATATTGTACCCAGCCACCTGCTGCCGCTAAATCATCTGAACTACTATGTTCACGATCAGGTACTTTCATGTTACGCTCATGCGCTTCAATGATAATAGCTTGCTCAGTAAGTGCTACTGCGCCCATTGCCGACGGTAAAAGTACTCCGTTGCCATGTGCGATGCTGCTAGCTAACGCTACGAATTGTAACTTTTTATCAATCTCGTTTAGTAGTTCTGTATCTTGAATATTGTATTGTAGAAATTTCTTGAAGTCATTATTGTACAATTCATCTAGCGTACCTTCGTATGGAACTTTGCGCTGATTGACTTCAACCTCACCGATTGCATCTAGCGAATAACTGTGTCGTTCTTCGTATGTATATTTCTTGTACAATGCAAGATAGTCAAAATGAATTCGACCGACTAGCTCATACGTTTGACTTTCCTTGCCGCCTCTAAGAAATGTTTTTGGCTTCGGAGCCTTATCCCACAAACACATGCGTCTAGTTTCATGCCGACCCATTAGCTTTATGATGCGATTCACGGTGTAAGGAATATCATAACCTTCACTGAACCAGCCACTCAATACATCTGCGTCTTCAATCAATGTGAGAAACGCATCTAGAATATCTGTTTCCTCGTGATACAAAATCGTATTGCCGACTTCATCAGCAATAACTTTTGCTTCATCCATTGACATGCCCTCAGGCGGAAGCGCGAGACATACAGTTTGATCTAACCATTGCAAATGAACAGCAATCGAAAGTATCTTATTGTTTGCATCTTCAGGAGAACTATAGCCATGCTCTTTATCGAAGTCAGTTTCAATATCGAAGAATGCAATGTTCAAGTTTGCAGTTTCTAAATGCTTGTAGTGTGCTTCAAGAATTTTGTTGATCGGTTTAATGTCTGACTCATATGTTTTCTTATGAGAATTGATACGAGTCATTTTCTTGAGTTCGCCAATCGAGCCACACTCGATCTTTGTTAGCGGATCGCCGTGAATACTTCTGAACTTCCCCTTCGGATCTTCTAGAAAAAAGTCAAAGATTCCAGGATAACTCTTATAGACACGCTTTCCGTTGTTGCGCTCTACGACCTTGACAGTCGAATCTTTCGGATTAAAAATTGCATCTACGTACATTTATATTGCCTGTATAAGTCCAATTGTGTTCGTGCCTACATAAAATATCATCAACATAATCATCCATGCGCTCTGCCTTATATAGTTTGAATATATAAAGAAGACTGCACTGAGATTATACAAGATGAAAATTGTAAGTAAATCTGGATTTGGTGATTGAAACCCGATCATTGCAGCCGCGCTCATGCCTGTAAGAGTGCCAACCATTTCCGCTAAGAATAGCGTCTTGTTTGTCAGCCAAGTATCTTTCCAGAATTGAAACGCGGTTCGAATGACCCGCATTATTTGATACCGATTTCGTCCAGTAGTTCTTCCAACTCAGCAAACGAATCCTGTTCGTCTAGGCGACTGTTCTTGAATGCGATAGTGATAACTTTCTTGAGTACAGTTGGCTTGATCTCCATTTCTTCTGCGATTGCCTTAACTGTCTCTGCTAGTCCTTCGTTCAAATCTTTTACTTCCTGCTTAACTACAACACCTTCTTTTACCAGTTCTGTGAGGCGTCGTACATCGTCTGAGGAATAGTGTTTTGTTTGATGTGTCATGTGTAGAGTTCTCCTTATAGTAACGTATTGTACTATATTTACAAGGAGTTGTCAAGCGGCTTGAATAATGTGGCTAATTATTTCCCTGCCATTTTCTCATCATTAAATCGCGGCTTCTCATTTGCTATTATTTTTCCTTCTTCTTCTATTGCAATAGTTTTGCTAAATGTTTCCATATGAGAAACAATCCAATTTTCTGGATTAGGATCTTCGCGAACCATTTTTTCTACTCCAGGATACGGTGTTTGAGTCGGAATCGCACCAGTCTCATTCATTATTCTGTATACAGTTTTACCTGTTCCAGTGCGATCATACAAACTGTCTGACCTACCAACATAAACGCATTCCCCTGTGAGCTTGTGAGTGTAGCGATATACGCCGGGGCGCTTGATTGCTTTGCCGTTAAGAGCCTTAACTCCGCCTCCAGTAGCAAAAGAGTCTGCCACAATAAACTTCTGATCTGATTTGTACCATTTCCGATAAGCTTCCTTGTCTCGTTTAACTTTTGCGACATACTGTTCCGGAAAGCCGAGCGCAGTTAATACTCGATCAAGAAGTTTTATTAAACTTACATCATTTGTCGGTAGTTTCATAACGTAACTCCGAAGTCCTTAAGACTCGGATCGACATTATACTCATGTTTAAGGTAGGCCAACGCTCCTCCTTTTTCTTTTGCTCCGCTATAGTCATCTACGTCATTCCAGAAATCACTAGATGCATAAGCAACAGATGTTCCTCGATGCTTGTATAAATAATCAGTAATTTTGTTAATCTGTTTTGTAGTAAATCGAGCTTCGGTTATTAGATGTGCATAAAATACAGATTCTTTCGATCCGAACCCGCTATGTTTAGCTGTATCAATATTATTACCTATTCGATATTTATAGCAATCAATGTATGCTTGTCGGTGCGCTGTAGTTTTTAGGATGTCACGTAATTCACTAATTCTCGATATAGAATTAAGTATTTTTCCTTCCCCGTCCATTGCCATGTTGTTCTTTACTAATAGCTGGTGAATTTGATTTGCTAATTGTGCGGCCGAATCTCTAATGCCATCCTCTACATACCGCAATACTTCTTGTCTAAAATCTTCTACAGCACTGACTTTTCCGTGTATTCCCTTACCATTTGCTAGACGGAACAGTTCTCGGACAGCAGCAATATTATAAACAACTTTCACATCTATAGGAACTTTTTTGTACCTTAGTAGCACAAGGACAATGAGCGTGTGTTGCCCATCGTAGCAGATATATCGGTCAGGCTTGCCAATCTGCTTTAAGATAGCAATTTTGATTGAGTTTACTTCTAGTCCACAGAGTGCTGAGAGGATATCTGTTATAATCTTGCACACAGGTTCCCGCTGATGTGAATGCACGAATTCTATGAGGTTAACACGTAACCATTGTGCTGCTGCAAATGCGGCGTTATATTCTTTGCGGAATGTCGCTCTGGCTTTCTTTGACATGGCCTTGATTAATTTCTTTATCTTAGCACGTTCATCGCGGTCGAGCAAGAGGAATCGAGCGTTTGTGTAATTGACTTGATTACCTTTGCCGACTTGGAAACGAACCCACCGATCTTTTATTGCCGGCGAAGGGGCATCTTTGAGGTGATTCTTCTGCGTCTTAACTAGCATCATTATTTCCTGTACTCAGATATACTAGCTACTATACATCCATTATTCATAGAATGCAAGTGACAAAACCATGAACTACAGTTTTGTCACCCTGCGATCAGGAAAACTTCAGGAATTTTTGCGGATTTTATTGTAGACCACTTTCTTAGTGGCATTATTGATAGAAGATGGAAGTGCTTGCGCGAATGCTGCAAAGTTTCCGTCTGTTGCTAGTTGTCTAGCCTTGCTTGCGCTCATACCTTCTGCGCCTTCAGCATCAGGATCACGTTCTCCAGCACTTACAACATCGAAGTTTTTAATACCCCATTCAGCTAAGTACTTTTGCATGTCACCTTTGAATCGTTCCACACGATCTGAGCCTACGACCATGATAATGTTTTCGTATTTCTTGCCTAGAGTCTCTAAAGCTATGTATGGGTTTATGATTGCATGATCTCTACTGACATTGATAGATGGAAACATTTTTCTAAACAAGTCATATTTATCCTGCCAAGAAAGTGGATCTTTTCCTGGCTTTTGTGTTTTTGATAAGTACACAATGTGGTCAGCGCCTTGATTCGATGCGACCTCTGAAACTTTAGATACAAGCTTTTGATGCCCAATCGTTGGCGGATTGAAACGTCCGAACGTAAACACAACGGTGTCGTTCTTAGCTTCCGTAAGCTGTGCTAGTTCGAACAGTCTCATTACTGATAATCTACGTCTGGACTTAATAGATTGCCGCCTGGTGCCTTGTTGCCAAGACCAGGGTTGCTGTGTTTGCCTACATCTGTATCAGCTTTTTTAGCAGCAACCCTTGTAACTTCACTTGTGAATCTCTTTACAATTTCATCAAATGTTTTGTTACCCATGTCGTATGGATCGCCGTCGTGAATGTCTCGGTCAATCATTTGTTGTGCTGCTGTGCGTCCTGCTGCTACACCGACTGCAAAAATTGCGTCTTTTACTTGTTCAATTGCATCTACAACCGCGTTTTCATCGTATGTAGATTGCATGCCGTGTCCTGGTTTACGAGAACCGACTTTGTTTCTAACATCATCGTCAATGCCTTCGTCAAGCTGTTTAACAGCTTCCATTAGTTTTCTCATGTCATTCATTATTCATCTCCAAAGAAAGAATTATCGCTAGCCATGTCTTCTACTTCTGACTCTGGCATATAATTTAAACATGCATCTGCGACAGTACGAGCATCAAGTATACCTTCATCCATTAGCTCATGTAATGCAACAGTCGCTTCGCGAGGGCCGCGAACATTATAGCTTTCGCCATCTTGATCTATGCCCCATTCTTCATGAATAAAGTCTGACCATTCTTCGCGAGATAGAAATAACTGTTGATTGAATCCGTGCTTTAGAGTAATTTCGTCATCAAAGACTGTAACTTCTACTGTACCTAGACTATACGTTGTGCCGTCTTCAGTAGTCACTTCAGAAATCTCTTTGGTTTGGGCTTTGTCTGCTTTGCGACGATTCTTATTGCTGTCTCTCTTGGCTTCTTTCTTTCGGCCGTAGTACGCGCCCTTGCCTTTCTTAGCACCACTATGCTCAGTCTTGCCGCCTTGATTAGCCTCTTCAATCGCTTCCATTAATTTTCGCATTTCATTCATAATTCATTACCTATTAATTGCGGCGACCTTTTCTTTGCCTCGTGAGAATGCTGCAACACCAAGTATAGCTCCAAATGCTATATGGAAAAATGCTCCACCCATTAGTGTCAACGGGCTCCATTCTCGACTGCCTAGCTGCATATTCTGTATAAGCGCCATCTGTACGTCTTTGTCTTCGAATTTAGCAATTTCAACGAATGCCGCTGTGTTAATATTTTGATTTGAATATTCGATCCAGAGAGGAGCTCCCATAAAATCAAAAATACAAATAGCCAAATAAATGTAGCCCGCTAGCGGACGCCAAAACTTTTTAAATCCGTGTTCTAGGTTCTTGTGTGGGTGATGTCCGTTACCTTCGCCATCAGTATCGACTTTACATCCTTCACAAGTTCCACAATCTTCACATACCATTGTATGTCTCCTCAAATCTTCTCATATGTATTTATCAGATATACGTATATAACAGCCAAACAAAAACCCCTTGCGGGGTTTTTGCGAACCTGCCCGTAAGAGCCGTCCTAAGGTATTACTGAATGTATGTTGAGATATACGGCCACACGTAAGGCCACACGTAAGTCTGAAAGTACGCTCCTGCGATCATTGCTCCAGCAATAATAGCGGCTGTCTTTCTTACGTTGCGTTTCTTCTTCCTTGCAACTGGTGCTGGAAATACTGGTGGCTTAGGTGCGTCTTCGATTGCATCGCCTGCTGCTTGACCTGCTTCTACAGAATCAACCGCTGCTTCGTTAGCATCTTTGCGCGCTTCCTTCGCATCTTCTTTATCTTCTTTTTTCTGTGTTTTAGCAGCTTCGCGTTCAACCTTCATAGCTTCAACGTCTGCTTTGACTGCTTCATCGTTAGCTCGCTTTGCTGCTTTTGATGCTGCGTTTGCTGCTGGAACTGCTGTTACCTTTCCGCTTTCCTTAGCTTCTTTGGCTGCTTCCTTCGCAGTTCTTTTTGCTGCTTTAGCGGCAACTTTGGCTGCCTTAGCTGCTTCTTTCGCAGCTTTGCTTGTTTCGCTCATATTCTTCTCCAATGATATTAATTAAATATTAAGTGTGTCTGAATGTGATACTAAGTGTATTATGCGTGTCTGAATGTAATGATGATAGTTGCTGATGCTGATGCTGTACTATCGTTGGCAACTGTTGCTGTTGCTTGCACCGCTCCGCCTGTGTTATCAACGAATGTGTCAGCAACGTATGTTCCTAGTACTTCAGGATCATTTTCTGCTATTGTCATGTAGCTGTCCGCGCCGTTCGTTGCGTCTCCAACTGTAACGGTTGAAGTTGTGTCAGAAACATCTGTTACTTCCATAATAACACTTATTATGTGAGCATTTATAGGAATGCCCGCAGCAGGGCCAATGTTTTGCGCGCCTACTGTAGCAATATTAACTATGCCTGTTACGCTGTCTAGTGTACCTGAGCCGCCTGTCGCTGCTACTAAATCGTCAACATATTTCTTGTTAGGGATGTCATCATCTGCTGTAACTTGTACTTCATAGTTAGTAGTGCCTGAGACTGTTAGTACGCCAGTACCACTTCCGATGAATCCAATATCAATATTAGCAGTACTGCCTGTGCCTGCAGAAATCAAAGCTGGTACGCCTGTCGCTCCAGGTGTAATAGCAAGACCGTTAATTGCGTCTACTGTATCATTAAGTTCAAGTATTTCTTCGCCTGATCCATTAAGGAAATTAATGGAACCAGTGCCGTTACCTTGAATTACTAAGTCAGTATCGGTTGATGTTTGACTAATGGTGTTAAGGTTGATGTTAATGTTATCAACGTCTAAGTCACCAGTAACAAGAAGTGTTGACCCGACCCATGTTAGAGCGCCGCCACTGTCTTCGATTAGTCCGCTAGTGCCTGCAATAAGTACATCGTTCTCAGTTAATGCTGTTGATATAAATGATGTTGCTCCTAGCTGGCCTGATGTTGCGTTATATATAAGTTGTGAATCAGTCTTCGGACCAAGATCACCTGTTGCATCTTCAAAGAATGCTGGGAACGAAGTAGAGTCTGATGAGTCTGCAACAGTAATTAATGTTGGTACTGCTCCGACACCTTTCGATTGCCATTCAACACTAATACGTACTTCATCAATGTCAGTAAATATTGTTCCGTTATGGATTAGTGTTAATCCAATTGTCCAGAAGCCAGTGCTATCAGTTACAGAAGATATGCTTGCTACGATATAGTCTGCTGGATCAGTCGCGCTGCGGAAGGTTAGTACGTCACCAATAGCTAAGTTAGCTAGTAGGAAACTGTTGTCTCTTGCAGTATTATCTGCATCATTAATATACAATGTTGTGATTGAACCAATCGTAACACTGTTAAAGTTAAGTTTACCTGCGCCTGGATCAGATGTTGTTACTACGCTATCATACTCATACGCTATTTCAAGTACGTTATTTGCTGTGAAGTCGTTACCAACATCATCAGTAAACATAAGTGTATTAGGAGCATCAGCACGTACCCAAATCTGACCATCACCACCGTTATCAGCACCAGCAGATGCTTGCTCTGTTACATAAACAGATTCGCCAACAGTAAGGTCAGTAGAAACTGTAGCAGCACCCGTAACAGCAAATGTTGTGCCGTTAAACGTTAAGTTGCCACCACTGTCTTCAACTATACCTGCTGTACCAGCAATAAGTACATCGTTGTCTGTTAGCAGAGATGATTTAAGCGAGCCTGTAACAGCAAGTTCTGAACCACTGAATGTTAAGTTACCTGCGCTATCTTCAAGAAGACCTGATGCACCAACGATCACTACGTCGTTCTCTGTCAAGCTCGCAATCGTCATTGAACTTGTGCCTGCCAAGCTAAAGTTTAGGTTGTCTGCTGTGGTGAACGTTGTATCGTCAACTGTAAACTGAACTACGTTATCCGCAGTAAATGTCAACGTACCATCAGTACCTGTACAGTTTGGCTGCGGTGACTGCATAGTTGCCAACACCTTCTGTGCCGCCAGCAATTGAGTGATAAAGTAGCATTTCATCAGCATCATCAACAGAATCAGTTGCTAGATTTGTTTGCCCGAGAATGTCAATGCCGATAGTTGGGTTGCCTGATACACCGTTGCCGTTAACAATGCTAATGCCTTCGTCGCCTGCCACTGCTGATGCAGTAAGTGTGCGTGAAGCATAGTTGTCTGCTGATGTACGAACGAGCATGCCGTTAGCCGCTGCTGTAACAATGTCTAGGTCAGCAAGGACGTTTGTCCATGAGCGCAAGAACATTGCGTCTGCGCTGCCTGTATCAGAGAATGCAATTTGGTCAGCACCAACTGTTGCTGTTGCTGAAGTTAGCCCGCCACCATTAACAAAGTCTAGATTAAGAGTGTTGCCACTCTTAGTGATAGCATCACCAGCAACAAGGTCACTTGATGTAGAGAATAGTACAAAGTTAAGATCACTAGGGCTAGTAGCAGTACCAACTTTTAGTGGATCTGGACCTTGTAGTACCCAACCAGAGTCAGCGTTATCTGTGCCTTCCTCAATGAATGTAAATGCACCTGCTGTAACTTCATCGTCTTCATTAAAATCACTAGCACGATTCATTGTTGTTGTAGTTGCTAGTACAACATAGATACCGTTTTCGGCTGGTATTGCTTGATTCTTTAGTAGTACACGATCATCCTGTACAAGTGTAACGCCGTCAATAGTTGCGGGTACAGATGAAAATGAACCGGTGCCGCTGCCGCCAGTGCTGTTATACGAAGCACTAATATCTGCTGTAGATGCACAATCACATGATGCCTTGTGATCTAAGCCTGCTGCTGTGTTGTCTACATACAGCTTTGTAGCTGCGTCTGTATCACCTACGGGTGTTAGAACCTGTAAGTGAGAAAGTGTCGAGCCGTCAGTAGTAGCTCGGAAATCAGATGCGCCTGTATTGAATACGAAGCGACCACCAGCCTTACCAAACTGAACGTCATCACCAACGCCTTTCAAGCCATAATTTTTTGTGTCTGCCATTAGTTAAATCCCTGTAGTCTTCTCTACGTGTATTTATCGTTTTTGTGGTAATTTACACGTATGTAACGAGGACGCGAGCATTACCCGTTGCCGCATCACCGACAGCAAAATATGCCTTAATGTCTGTATCTGAAGCATTTAAGTACTCCACGTCAGTGACAATTGTATATGTTCCTATCGTAGTAAGGTCAAGTTCTGAATCTGATGCAAGTTCTGTATTAGTTGTAGGCGAACCGTCTGTACCTACTGTGAGAACAGATGATGCTGGAGCAAATCCTGCGGTTTCGAACGGTACGCTAACGTCAATACTGACAAGCGTAACACGCGATCCTGTGCTAACATTGCCGAGTAGTACAGGACTGATCGTAGTAACATCAATGTCGCCAGCAATTGTACGTGCGTCTGACGCTGCGCTATCCATTGTAGCGAGCTTAGTCCATTCTCCGATCACGGTTCCAGGCAAAGTGTGTAGCAAATATAGTTCCCATTCACCGACTGTTGCTCCGTCGAGAATATATGTTTGGTCAGCTACTTTGAGGCTTTGTGCTAACATAGCAGGGATGTCTTGTACGATAGTTGTTCTGTTACTAGCACCGAGACCAGAAATAGTTACTGCACCCCACGTTAATGTGCCGCCGTCGTAAACTAGTGCATCGCCGTCAACCTTGCCTGTCGTATCAACGTCTGTGAGTTGATCTATGCTGCCGAAATCTGCTGCGTCTACTGCGCGCCATACGCCACCACTATCGAGTCCGAGTCGTTGATCTGTCGTAGCGCCAGCTACGTTAACGTTAACTAGATCATCTAATAGTCCTGATAATGCTACGGTCGCAATGTTCTCGACTTTATCTGCTGAAACTTTATCGTTGACCCAATTGCCAAATCCGTCATAGCGTAAGAATTCATCTTGTAGGAGCGGTGCTGTGAGTGTAACATCAGTGAGGCTGTTAAGCCCAATGCCTGATGTTGTTTGAGATTGCGGAATCCAAAATGCTCCGTCCCATGCTAGTGAATCACCGATGATCGGCGGGATAGTTGTAACATCAACGTCCGTTAGAGAAGATAGATTTTGTGCAGCACCTGCAGCGTTCTGCCAAAACATTCCGCCCACGCCATCTGTTTTTAGAACTTGACCAGCGACTCCACCGGAGAGAATTTGAATTTTATCAAAAGTAACTGCACCATCAGCGAGGTCTTGTTCCATGACCTCTCTATCTAGGATGTTATCTGTTTTAATCCTAGTTATCACTGGGTTATCCTTGTGCTAATGTGAAGTATTTTGTTCCGTCGCTGTAGAGTGTGACGTATCCGTAGTTTGTACTGATAACGTGTGTTGTAGCGGCAGTATTTATTCCTTCGCCTGCTGTTTGAACAGTAATACTGTTTGTTCCTGCCCCACCACTCTCGTCTTTGATCGTGATAGTATCACCTGCGGGAAGCTCTGCAATCGGAAGTAGAGTAAGTGTAACTGGAACGCCAGTGTCTGTAATACCGATGAGTCTATCACCAGTGACTGCCGCTGATGCGCCTGCAGCAGGAGTATTTTTCACATAACCGTCATCAACAGTCCATATAAGTTCACCGCTCACTAATGCTAATGCAATACGATTCCCGCCGCTTAGAGTATTAAACTCTAGCGATTCCGCAGCACCGAAATCAACTGTCGTTGCGTTAGGTGAAATTACTTGCTGTCCAGAATTGCCGCTAGTATTAGCAAATGTTATATCATCTGCTGCAATAGTGATTAAATTCGCATCACTAGACAGTGCAATTCTCGCGCCTGCTGCTAGTGATTTAAAATCTAGAATTTGATTTTCGCCGACTTGACGCTTTGCTCCAAAGATGCCTTCACCGCCAACACCCAAGTTTGCGCCGTTTACAGGACTTGCAGGAGTCTCACCTGTTGTCGTAATGCCGACAACTTCAATCGAATCGTTTAGTGGAATCGTGCCGCTGAACGTAACAGTAGTTGCTGTGAATGTAGCATTTGACGAGATAGAATATTCAGAAGTGTCTTGCTTAATGCCCTCGACTGTGATTAACAAAGATTGCTCACTCGGAGCTAACCAAGTTAATAATATAGATTGACCTAGATTGCCGTCGCCTAAAAAAGTTCCTATCTCAACTACTGCTCCGCCTGTTGCTTGCATTCCGATAACTTCTACATCATCGTTTGTGCCAGTTGTGCCGTTGAGTGTAATCGTCGTTGAATTTACGCCTGTTGCAACCGTATATTCACTAGAATGCTGTTTGACACCGTTGATCGTGACATACAGGGTAGCTTTTTGATCTAGCTGAGACAGTGTTGTATCTATGCCCCAGGGAACAACAAATACTTGCTGATTATTTGTGTTACTAAATAGTGCCTGCTCAATTGAGTCGAAGCCAGCCGCTACAACATTCTCACTTGGGTCAAATGCCTCAAATGCTATAAGGGTTGCATTCCAACGTAGCTGCCAGTTTGTTGTAACATTATTGCTAACTACAAACGGTGGTGCATATTGATTTGCTAATGTGCTGCCTGCATTAATTCGTGTCATTGTTTATACCTTTGCTCTTTCTTCGTCCCATCCACGCTTCCATTCGAGAAGCTTCTTTTCCATATTACGTCGTTGTGATTCGTTCATAGACGCGCCTGGCGAACTTGGATGGTGTGTTGCTGAAACCACATTCTGTACTAACTGTTTGAATGCATGATCTTTCATAGGTTCCCGTGTTTTGCCACCTAAATATGCTTGCTTTCCTAACTCATATTCCTTTGTCATATCGCTCCTTACATGCTCAATAGTACTTTACTAATAACGCCTAGCTCAGTCGTAGCAGATAATTCAGACGGCTCAACGATTGTACTACGGTCAAGTATTGCTCGCAGATATACAAAGTTGCCTACGAAAGTAAATGCTTGTGTTGCGTTGTCTCCGCTATCGCCTGTCGGATCCGCTGGATTGACTGGAAATGATACGTATGGGCTTGCACTAGCAACATTTCGATTCACGTTTAAGTTAATGTCGAACCAATCAGCTTCAGCAGGCTCAGTTGCTAGCGTACCTTGTACTCCAAAGCTACCTGTAAAATTAGAAACAACGACTTGTACTGTGTGAATTCCATCTGTGCGGCCATAGTATCCATCGGCGCGCATTTTATCGCCCGTTAGATTATGATTACGGCCTGTGTTGGACATCATTAAAACTGACTTTCTAGCTGGTGTGACTGCCATGATTTTTCCTATTACGCTTAGTATTGTTAGTATTTATCAAAAAGACGCGCAAAAAAAAGGATAGCCCCGAAGGGCTATCCTTACCACAGTTTGACGAATAGGAGGTCAGTCTTCCGTGGGGTTTTCTTTGTTGATTGTTACTTCGTTGATTAGTACTTCATCAACTGTTGGTGCAGGTAGTGCTGCTTTAGAAGGAATTATCGTTAAATTGAGTTCTCCGTCTACTACATCAACCTTAACTCTGCCGCCATTCTGCAAATCACCGAATAGAATCTCTTTCGAAATCGGCTGCTTGACTTTTTCTTGAATCAATCGTGCCATTGGCCTTGCGCCCATCTTCGGATCATAGCCTTCAGTAGCTAGCAAGTTTCGCGCTTTTACAAGACACGATACAGAAATCTTCTTGCTTGCAAGCATATCGTTGAGTTTATCAAATTCTCGACTAACGATAAGCTTCATTTCTTCCATGCCTAACTTATTGAACTTGATTATGCCGTCGATTCTGTTGCGGAACTCTGGAGCAAAGTGCTTCTTGAGTGCTGCATCATCTTCGCCAACCTTTACTTGATCTCCGAATCCGATGTTGAGTTTTTCACTCTCTGCCGCACCCAAGTTAGATGTCATTAGAAGAATCACGTTTGTAAAGTCAATCGTCTTGCCTGTGCTGCTAGTCAATCGACCGTCATCCATGACTTGTAGAAGAACCTGCGTGACTTCTTGTGCAGCTTTTTCAATCTCATCTAACAACAGTACGCAGTTAGGATTGTTTTCAACTTTCGAAATCAACTGTCCACTACCTGCTTCACCTTCGCCATGACCGACGTATCCTGGAGGAGCACCGATCAATCGTGCAACACTGTGCTTTTCTTGGTACTCAGACATGTCAAAACGAACAAGCTCTACGCCGAGCGCCTCAGCTAATTGTTTTGCAAGGAATGTTTTACCAACGCCCGTCGGACCAAGTGAGAGATACGATCCGATTGGTTTGCTCTCGTCCCGAAGTCCACTCTTGCTGATTTCGATAGCTTCAACTAACGTGTTGATTGCCTCAGCTTGACCGTATACACGATCCTTGAGTTTAGAATTCAGCGTTGAAATTGCATCGTTCTCTTTAATGTCAATCATTTCAGTAGGCATCTTCGCAAGCTTAGATACAGTCTTGATAATCATGTCCATATCGACTTCTGGAATTTCTGCTAACTTCGCCTTCGCGCCAGCTAAATCCATGATGTCGATTGCTTTGTCAGGACGGAACTTGTTCTTCATGTACCGTTCTGACAGATCAACCGCAGCGATTAGCGTACCCTTGTTATATACTACACCATGAAACTTCTCGTAATATTTCTTGAGTCCAGCTACAATACGCTTTGTATCTGACACACTAGGCTCAGTTACTTCGTACTTACCGAAGCGACGTTTCAGTGCCTTGTCTTTTTCAAAGTTCGTTTCGTATTCATCGAATGTCGTAGCACCGATGCAGCGCAATTCACCTTTAGCCAACATCGGTTTGAGAATATTACCTGCATCCATCGCGCCATTGCCGCCAGTACCTGCGCCCATAATCATGTGAATCTCATCAATAAACAGGATTACGTTGCCTTTCTTCTTGATGCTGTTGAGAACTTTCTTCAGACGTTCTTCAAAATCACCGCGATATTTCGTGCCAGCAACTAGCGCACCTATGTCAAGGCTGTATACTTCTTTTGCTGCGAGTGCGTTCGGAACTTCTCCGTCAACAATCTTCTTAGCAAGCCCTTCTGCAAGTGCTGTCTTGCCTACGCCGGGGTGTCCGACATAAACAACATTGTTCTTTTTGCGTCGTGCTAGAATCTCAATTGTGTCTTCGACTTCCTGCTCTCGTCCAACGATAGGATCAATGAGACCACTCTTAGATTCAGTGTTAAGATTGCGACAATATGCATCTAGCGCATCATCAAGCTCTGCTTCACTTTGACTACCATCATACTCTTTGAGATATTCTACTAGTCGTTCACGATTCACTCGTCCTTTCTGTATGAAGAAAAGCGCATGACTATGTTCCTCGTTCATTATGCTCAGAAGTAATCCGTACGTTGTGATTTCAGGACGACCGGCGAAAACATATTGTACTAATGCGCGTTGAAACACGCGAGTCAAGGCAGTCGTATGATCTGCGCCACGATAGCCGACTTGCTGGTCTAATGGAATTTCTAAGTTAGCTGTGTTTAGATGATTCTCAACTTCATTGCGAATGATATTAGGACGGCCGCCTATGTCAGTGAGAATATTCTGTAAGTCTTTTTCGTGCAATAGTGACCACAGTAAATGTTCAACTGTCACGTATTCGTGATAGTTTTCAGTAGCGAATATGTGCGCTCGCTCCATAACATTATTTACTGCTTCATTATTTCGGTTCGGCTCTTCGCCGCCGACTCCGTCAGGTGTTACACTCATTTAATTCTCCTATGTATCAAATGTTTTACGATGTTTAACTTTCAGTATACTCTCTTTTTCCGCATCTGTCAAATCATCAGGAATTGTCATTGCCACTTGTATTAGCAAATCTCCGCGACGATTTAATTCAGGGTTAGGCATTCCTTTTCCTGGGACACGTACAAGTTTTCCATATTGTATGCCTGCGGGAATTTTTACTTTTACTTTATTGCTGTCGATATTTGTAATCCCACATTCAACGCCTAGCATTGCTTCAATTGCAGAAATTTCGATTCCTACTAATAAATCATCTTGTGAGCGTTGGAATCTGTGGTGACGTTGTACATTTATGACAATGATAAAATCAGCAACTTGCAAATGATTGCCGCTGCGCACCCCTGCAGGAATATTGAAAGGTTCGCCGTTTAGTGACCGCGTAGTACCTGAGAATGCTTCCTCTAGCGTGATATTGACCTGCGCCATTTGTTGTTGGCGTCGTTGACTAAAGCCTCCGCCCATTGCTTGTCGAAGAATATCGTGTAAGCTTTCGCCGCCTTGACCGTGAGTAGTGTACGTAAAATTGCCTTGCTGGCGTTGTCGAGGATTGTCATACTCAGCTTTTTTCGCTGGGTCTTTGAGTGTCTGATAAGCGTTGTTTATTTCTTGGAATTTTTCTTTCGCACCTGTACCCGTATTGCGATCAGGATGATACTTCTGGGCAAGCTTACGATATTGCTTTTTAATGTCTGCTGCCGAAGCATCTTTTTGGACACCAAGCACATCATAATAATTGTTCATACTTACTCTTCCGTATTAGACTCCTCGACAAGCGTATCCGCCTCAGGAAGAATCTCTCTGTAATAAATAATTACGTTTTTCTGTTCCTTAACGTAACGTATAATTTCGCCAACATTCAACGAAAGATTTTCATATCCTTTCGCAGACAAGGCAAATAGCACAATTTCTTGATCGGGATAATCTGCTAATAGCTTTTCAATCTTTGCCCGATTAAACACCGTCCAATCTACATTGCGCATTGATAGCTGCGCAGGCACTGGCGGATGTATTACTGTCTGTTGCACCACGTCTGCTTGTTGTTTAACTTTAACACTTCCGCAAGCAGAAAGCAATAGTATTGTGGAAATAAGTAGGAATATTCTCATTATTCTGCGTCCTTTACGAAATCAGCGCCTGGTTTTGACACATACGTAAGCGGGTCAGTGATTTCTTCCAGTTCATTAAATACTCGCTCTGTAGCAGCATTTACGCGCCTTTCGATTAGGCCAGGTTTGCGTTCTGCAAGCGCCTTAAGATCATGTTCCGCGAAAATATCAATTGTCGCCTCTTGCTCTTTTCTGATTTGTACTGATGATGCTGCAAGTTCTTGTATTGCAGCTTGTTGCTTACGAATACTTTCCTGCATGAATTTGAGATTAGCCTCTGCTGAATTTGCGCGAGCAGTTTGAGCAGCAACTTCTTGGTTGGCTGTTGCAAGTTTGTCTTGTGAATATTTGAAATATGCTGCGGAACCTGCAAGAACTACTAGGAGAACAATTCCCATATACATTGATAGGCCACCGAAGCCGCGTTGTTTGTTGAGCATTACTGACTCCTTACAACTACACTTCTCTCATTGCCTACTTTGTTCAAAAAGTAGAAATCACCAATCGTCTGAATCTCCCAGTTGCCGCCTAGCATTCCTCGCAAGGAACCTAGCGCCATTGATGTGTGCATAAGGTCTATGTGTTGTTCATTTAGTCTAAGTCGTTTAACCATGTTGTCTGTTGTGCCGAAGCCAACAAATTCAAATACCCATTGTACGCCTGAGCCACCAATTTTGATGTGCGTATCATCTGCTTCAAATGTTAGCAAATCACTATCTTGAAAATATGATTCTACTGTTTGTTCGAATTCTTTACGAGGAACATATGCTTGTTCTTTCGTAATAACTACGTCGTGTAGTTCAGTGTCTTTAAGAGCATACAGCTTATCAACTAAGTAAGGCTGCACTCTCCATTTGAGCTTGCCTGTAACGTTTTCGATGTCTTTTATAAGATCATATAGTTTCATCCAAAAGTTTGGTTGACGTTTGAACTCGATAAAGACAAGATATAGTCCGTCTTCATTTGGATTAGGACTAACTTCGCTGTCTAGAAATTCAACAATACTTTTGTCGATGAATTCATCTAGATCAAACGCAGGCAGTTCATCCTTACAGAATAATGAAACTACGATAACTTCTTCTGTAGTTCCCATCTTCGGTTCAAACTCATCAATAGAGATGAGCGGAATCACCATGCCGTTTAATTCTAAGTGTCGTAGTCCCATTATCTACTCCACCATCGTTTCTTTTTAGGTCTGTTAATCTCAAACACATTATAATAACCGTTGTCGCTTTTTGTTCCGCCGTAAAGATCGTCAAGAGATGTCCACTTAATTACATCTCCCTGTAGTTTTTGATCTAGCCCGCCACCAATATCAGAACCGAGAGCAATAAGATCAAAGCGGTAACCTTCGCCGTCGAAATCTCTATCATTATGTGCCTGCTTTACATATTGCTCTACTTGTGGAACAACAGAGTCCAGGATTGTTCTGTATTCTTCATCGCTTATGCTATCTTGTCTACCGAAGCCCTTCTGCAACAGAGAATCCATGCCTGAATTATCGTATATCCAAATTGTTGCAGCATGGGTCGGCTCGCCATTGATAGTTACATCATCAGCGTCGAATCCTACAGTAATATTCTTAAACCCCACTGACTCATCTTCAAATAGTGTTTCAACTGTTTCCATCAATTTACGCATTTCATTCATTATACTTCTTCCTCAGGAGCAAACTCATCGAACTCAGCTTCACGCGCATCATTCTCCGCGCTTACGTCTTGTTCTTTGGAATCCTCTTCGCCGCCTAGATCCTCGTCATACGCAGCGGTAATATCTTCTACATCAATCTCATCATCTTCGATCTGCAGGAGCGCATCGTGCGCTTCATCTACAAACTTACGAGGCATTTCGATCTGTACTAGCCATACAGGTTTTTCTAGAATCTTTGCTTGCTTGCGTTCGTTAGAATATCCGCCCTTAAGATCCTTCTCTGGATCCTTAACACTCTTTGGCTCTAGTAGCGTGTCTTGCGCGAATGATACCTTGCAGCCATACTTAATTAGTCGTAAACTTCCCGCAGGATCTGGCATCAGTTTGTACGGATACATCCACATTGTCGTGAACCAATAGCGATCAATAGTCGGACCCTCGACTAGTTCTCCGCTCATCCAGTTCTTATAAGCGTATAGATTAGCGTTATCGAACGTCTTTTCCATCTCCATAAGCATGTCTAGCGAAGTTGATTGTCCGCCGACTCGCTTTAGAAGCGCCATAATATCGTTAACTTTCTTTGGCATCGTATATCTCTTTAAATTATACTGTTATTTATCAACTTTCTGACTAACAGTAGATCAAATTATTTGTTATTGTGTTGCTTCCAGGCCGTAGCATACAAGACTTCTTCCCATCTGTTTCCGTAACGTTCTTTGAATTCTGGCTTGCGCTTCTTAATCCAACTTTCCATTCCAGGTGGCGCTTCTTCATCTAAGCTTTTTTGTGGCGTATAAGTCATGCCATCAGCGCCGCTCGATGGATCAGGGGCAAATCCCCTACGCTTATACCATGCTATAAGTTGTCGCTTGGTTAGCTTGCCTTTGCTGTTTCCAAATGGTGCAGCAGATAACCGCAACGGAACGCCCGTTTCGTCTGCAAGTGCAACGAGTGTCATTACTACGCCGTTTGCAGACCCTGATCGTTCTCCAGGCGCAAGTGTTTGAATTGCTGAAAGATTGATGTAGTCGTTGAATGGTTGTACTGTTACTGTTGATTTGCCGTCCCATGCTATACGTGATGAGGAATCAAACGGATGATTCTGCGTTACTTTGTAATACTTCTCCATGAATTCATCAACTGCAGGATCTCTCTTGCCGCTCGATGAAAGTTTAATTGCTGCTTCGCCTAATTTTTCGGGGCTATCTTTCATTATGAATACAGGAAGTTTCTTAATTTTGAGTGTTTCTGCTGCCATTGCGCGATGTAATCCTTCCTGCCCAAAATAATCATTTCTATAATCTAACTCAAGCATAGGAAATTTGTCGCCGCGCTTCATATCAAATGCATACTTTTTGATTAGCTTTGGATTACGTCCGCCGCGAACTAATCCTTCTGAACTATTGTTCCTAAAACCTATTTCACATGCTTGAATATATTGAGTCGGAGTCATCCACTGTACACCACCTATTACGCCTTTCTTTTCGCGCCAGTAATCAGGATTCGCCATGATCTCCATTTGATTCGGCGTGTTG